TCGTGGACTCGGATAATGTCACTATTGATAACGTTAAGGCGTTTGACAGTACATCGGGCGGCATTTATCTGCGGCGTGCAAATAATGCAGTTTACGGGTGTTCTAACTCCCGGATATTAAACTGCTATGTGCATAATGTAGGGTATATCGGAATTCAGTGTGAGCGTCCCAATGGGATGACCATTACGGGATGTACCGTAACCTCCTGCGGTGATAACGGCATTGATATCTTTGGTAACGTAACCGATGAGACCGGTCAGGGTATTGCTGAAAATGTTGTTATAGCTAATTGCACAGTGGGTGATATTTCCGTTGGAATCTTTATCGAATCCTGCGGAAATGCCACTATTTCTGCCTGTGTTATCTTTGGGTTTCCCAATTCGGGAGTTTTCTTTAACCGGATAAATACAGCGGCGTATAACTGTTCAGTTACCGGGTGCACGATTACGGGTAAAGATGTCACGAGCAGCCAGGGCATCCGCTGGAAAAACGCTGTAGGTTATACACGCGTATTTAATAATACGTTAAAAAACTGCATTGATTCCTTTGTGACAACCGGAGGTATGATTTACGTTGATATTGGGGTAAATAATCATGAAAACATCGGTCGTTGCTTCCTCTACGTACCTAAAACCTCAAACGGCTGTGTCTACACCCGAATGGTGCAGCAGGTCTACAACGGGGTTCAGACGGATGGCATACCCTACAATACCACCCCTCGCGGCTGGCCATCAGCGAACAATACCCGGTACTACCGTTGCTCATTTACCGCGCCGTACATGATGTACTCCGCGACGACAGGCGAGGATAACTTCATTCGGTCCACGGGTAATTTGCCTTCAAACAGTGGTTGGGGGCCAGCTTATTCACTTTATAACTCCATCGTAGCGGGTGAAACTGTTATTGCTATGAGTAGTGCGCTTTTGGCTGCGGGGGAGTTCATGCTGATAAACGGAAGTTACTACTCTGTTCACAGCGTAACATCATCTTATGCAGTCGTCAGGAAATGGGATGTTACCAGCCAGGATTATATTGCAGGCGATTACACATCATACCTGAATAGCGCTTACGCCTATTCCATCTTCAGAGCGGCATGGAGAACGATATGATTTATATGAAGGGTGACTATTCATCTTCCGATGAAAGGTACGGAGAATCTCAGGCAGGATGCTTTGCGTTTATTGAAAAAACCATTCAGGATGGAGATATATTTGTCAGCACAATAGGCGTTTATGCGGATAAAGAAAAAGAAGAGGAAGTGTTTACCTTCAATGTTGGCACAATATCTGAGGGCAGCGCAGATATTTTTTCAGCCGCATCGGAAACGTACCTTGGAGGATTTACTGTGGTGGGCGAGTAGCAGTTTAAGGCCCGCGCGCTGGCGGGCATTTTAATCATTACAGATTATTCTTCAGATGACTTTCGGCCTCATCAATAGGGTTTCCTGCCCCTGAGTATGGAAATTCCATACGAAGAATTGAACCTGTAGTTCCATTGATTTCAATTTGATATTCAGCCGTTCCGCTGGATGAGGTTAGCCCTGAAACTCCGGTAACTGTTACAGAGACTTCCACATCTGCGCTTTCAGAGGGTAAGACCAGTTGCAGTAACGGCCAGGAGATTCGCTTATCTGTGGTGATAGTTTTTGTAAATGACATAAATGATATCCTCTTTAAGGCCCAATAATAATCTGGTCTGCCGGGCTGTCACTGGTGGGTTTTGTCGGCGCCGCCTTGGCAACACCAGACCCAGTGATCCAGTACCAGTAACTACCAATCCGAATAAATCCGTCACGATAATCCCCATCAAAATGTATGCCGCCTTTCTGGCGACAACCCACCCAGCCTGAGCCTGACGCCATCGCGCCTTTAAGTTTGTTTGGTTCCATTCCGGGGTTGGTAACGTCTGATGCCGAAAAAACAATACTCTGGGCTACCGTAGATTTATCCCGACACCCTGCTCCGATAATCAACCCATCCTGCGCCTGTGCCTGGATGGTAATAGCTGAAGTACTGGTGGAAAGACTGTTAAGGGTAATCTTATTGTTGCGTCCGATCGTATAGGCTTCTCCTGTTAAAGGGTTTCGTACGCCAGAACCAAACCTACAGGCGATATTGGCACTGGCCCCATTTCCAACCCCCGTTGTTTTGATTATGAAATCACAGTCTATATTCCCCAAAAGAGTACCGGCCTTGCAGAATGCAGTAACGTTGCAGCTAACCAAATCCCTTACTTCCAGCGGTTCTTCAGGGATAACGATATCTGTAAACGTGCTGTCAACGCAGCCCTGCAAAAACACCTGCCCACCTTTAATATTACTGACAACTGAATCCCTCAAGCCATAGAACCAGACAGCTCGATTGACGGTTGAACGCGGCTTTTCGACAGTAACATCATTGACTGCTGTTCCTTTGTTCCAGCAATAGTAAGGGGTGAAGTAGGCGTCACCGAATACACCGTAATCCCCCTGGGTACCGGTGGCCGTGGTGTTATCACTGGTGATCCCGTTGAACTGCATTTTAGGGCAGCTCATGAATTTGAGAGCGGCGTTGTCCGTTACCGCCGAAGAACCGCCTACACGAATGTTGCTGGCTTTTGAGCGACCAAAGCAATAAGAGAAGTTCGCGGTTGAAGGCTCACTGACACCCACGGAGTTAATATCAGCTACATCCACATCATAACTGAAACCTGTAATCAGACGGTCAATCGACAACCCCCTGATATTTGGTGTATCACACTGACGTATTTCAAGGCGCTTAATCCTGCCACCACCCGATACTTTTACACTGGTTACACTGCTCGTTTTAACTATCCATGGGTTCACATGGGTATAGTTAAGCCTCGCCTTAAGTGCGATACCGGCAGAACTAATACTATGTATTTTTGCCAGTTCAAAATAATAAGAGCTGGCTTCTACTGCGTAAGTACCGGAGATATTTTCAATACGAACAATATCGCCGATTTGAAATAAGGCTGTGTAATCGCCAGAAATAAAATACTCATCAGCTGCCAGAGTGCCTGAATACTGGACGGCGGCGCGCAATTCAGCTACCTCCGGGTTCAGGTATGCAAAACGTGTTGCGGTCGCCAGTGTTAAGGAAGTGTCATCATTCGACGAGATAAGCGAAAAATCAGAGCCGGTTTCGTTTCCTTCGTCAGCGCTGCCACCATCCATATTATTCAATGAAACAGCGACAGCATTACTTGCATTAAATGCTGAAAAATCTCCAGAGATCGATGTTGTTCCGGAAGGAACAGTAGACCAGTCCAGCGTGGTTTTGACCGTGTTCACCACATCGAAATGACCTCCGCGTACAACCAGTGCGAAGTCAAGAAATGCCGTAGGGCTAACGTCAACTGAGACCGGAAAATTCACCTCAATATCATTACTGTTATATGTGCCATTCTGAAATTTACAGACCAGGTTGTTTGCACTCGCCAGCGTCAGAGCCTCAAGCATTGCGGCCGCGTTATCTTCTGGTGAATTTGAAGACTTATATCCCCTTAACTCAGGCGTTACATATTGAATGGTTGAATTAAGAAACTCCCTGACTGAACCAGTGAAAATATCACCCTGTACGTGGGTGACCAGTGTATCCCCGAGACCCTCTTCGCTTGAACCCAGGTTTGAGCGAAGAGTCGCATCAGTGACATCCAGCCACTTTCCTTTACCCCGTCCGCCAGCCGTATCCGGCGTGCTACCTGGTAAAACGATCTTCGGCATTGCCCCATCCCAGCGCCAGTATTCATCCGTGGATTCCCACAGAAGAACCTCAAAGCGTTGAGTGAGTAGCGAACCTTTCTCAAACGAACCGATTGCCGGAACATACCCCCATAAGCCAGTTCCAGCGGGATCCTGCAGTTTCGGCTGCCCGGCACCATCAAAGCCAAGACCTTTCCATGCCCGATCCTCTGCTGAAGGCAAAACACTTACCGAGGCCTCAGGGACTCGTAACGTACGCTGGAATATGTCCAGATTTGCTTCAAAGGGGTAAGTTGGCCGGAAGTGAATTACAGACTTACCTATGACGACGGGATCATCAGCCTCTACCTGCCAGCAGTCGCCATTAATCGAAAAAACCAGCGTGCCGTTAACCGCATCCCGGGGGCCGTTAAAATCAGTCGCCCTGACCCAGAACGAACGGCGCGCAACCCAGATACCGTTTTCGACGGGGTTATCCTGCCCTAAAAGCAGAACGCGCATCCCTTCTGTGGTAGTGATCGTCCGCTCATCCGTTGGCGTTTTGGACGTAATAGTCTGCTCGCCAAAACGGGTGATGTCATAATCAGCTGAAATATAGACCGGTGGCTTTACAGCAACACTCGTGGTCAGTCCATAAAGGCGGTCTTGAGGAGTCGCGGGCATTTACTTTTCTCCGGACGTGAGTAATCCCCACAGGGCAAAGCCTGCGGTATGTGCAACGAAAGCCCGGTGCTTGCACGGGCTGGATTTTAGAGATAAAAAAACCCGCATTCGCGGGCTTGTTTGTTTATCAATACTGAACTAGTTTTTCATAGCTATCATCTGATAGCCACACTACACACAAGGCATTAAACATGAAAAAAGCATTTGCAGTGCTGTTTGTTCTGTTGTCTCTGGGCTCAGTAACACAAGCCTACGCAGGTAATTGTCAGAGTCCTGATGATCGTGCTGCTGACGGTTCACGCTGCGGTGGTCGTTCTGCTGACTCCCGACCTGGCGGTCAGTAATAACTATGGCCGCTTCGGTGGCCTTTATGACATGTATTTTTAATACTGAGACACGCCAAGAAAACCAGCTAACGCTGAAAGTATTAATACAATAGCAACCGCAAACTCTCCATTTCCTATTACGCCCTTGCGATTCATGAACACGAGCGCAGCTACAGCAATTACAACCAGAATAAAAATCCCCATTATCTTCCTCGTTATTGCGGAGTGACATCCTGCGGTCGCCACCAGTACGTCTGGTTAAATTCTTTCTTCGATCGCTGTTCCATCTTACGCAGATAGCCAGGTGAAAAATACTCCTGCAATTGGTTAAAAACCATATGATCAAGAGCTGCTTTTGCATACCAAAGATTTGCCCCAGGAATTAGGCCTTTTCCCAGCTTAACAAGATCGCCACCGGTTTGTTTTGGTTTTCCTTCCACTGCATTTAACGGGATGCCTTGCGCCAATTTGACTACATCATCAACTAGCCCCGCAACCGGACCAAGCATTGACGCGAGAGCACCACCACCATAACGGGTGTGATCGGAAAGCAAGAAATCGCCGTACAACCCGAGCCCCCCACCTTTAAGCAGCGCCCCTAGCCAGAATTTTCCGGCATCCTTCCCGATCATTTCACGAGGATTTCTACCAGACGCCATATCGTTTAATTGCTGAGAAAGCGCCCCAAGCATCGTGGTGCTGGCAATAAACGCTGCGACATAAGCCGCACGCCCGCCGGCTGAGGGCATTCCCATGGCTCTGGACCAATGGCGCATAACCACAGATATTGGAAAGGATTTGAATAAAAATACACTTCGAGTCAACTCTCCTTTCCACGTTCCCCTCTGCAGCCCACCGCCAGTGACCATCTGTTCACGAGCCCCTGGGGTAATCACCGCCATATCAACTTCTTCAGCAACAGCGCCAAGCAAACGTCGCATGGCCTCAAACTTGACTCGCTCAGGTGGACCAATGTGAGATACTGCTGTATCAGGAATGCGCATAATGCTCTCAGGAGTGAGCATTGTATTATTCCCCTTACCCCAATCTTCCTGATCGGCCAGTTTCCAGACGGCAAAGTCTTGTTCTGTCACACCCTTGCTTTTTAAAATCCGAAAGTCATTATCGTCCAAGCTGCGAAGGTCTGGCGTTCGGCTAATGACGTCTCCCAGGCTTCCCATCATGGTAACGCCATATGCCCGCTTATGGGCATCTGACCATGCCGTTAAACCACTGGCACGCATAACAGCAGTCGCAGCCCAGCGAGCCTTCGATGGACCCATGTTATCCATTGCCCAGCGGTTGACACTGCCTAGCAACGACTCCATCGCCAGACCAGCGCGGCGTGCCCGGGCAAGCTCCGTGCGGTTAGCCGGATTCATTGCCTCTAACTGGTTGCGGAATAGTTGGTTCATGGGCAGGTTAGTAACCTTAGCGGACAGGTACATGGTGCCAAGGTCAGAAAAAGAAGCGAGCAACGCTGATCCGAGACGGCTGGCCACCATCCAGTTACGGATATTGTCGGACCATCTGGCGATATGCGGATTAGCCACTGGCTGGGTTTTTCCTGAAATGAAGTTGTAAAGATTTTCGGTACTGTTAGCCTGCCGCTCTACGCTTCCAGTTTTACTCGGATTAGCCGTTGCCGTCTCCGATTTTGTCTGATCTAGAAGAGAACGGAAGACGTGATCCGGGTTAGGCCCGTAGGTTTCCACCAGCGCAATGTCTTTACTGATGCCTTCCAGATGTCCAACCATGATTTCCCACAGAGATCGATCACCATAAAGTTGCTGATATTGAAGGTATGAATCAGCATCTTTGAAGTGAATCTGTCGCGACGCGTTCCCACGATTAGCTCGTGCCCCGGATATCCGCATGCCAGTATCACTAAGCTTGTTCAGGCCGCCGGTAGCGATAGTGTTATATGCTTCACCAAGGAACGCGGACAATTCTGCATCGCTCATCATTTGTCCATCAGCACGGGTGTAATATTTGCGGTCCAACTTCCCGATAACGTCGCTAACCCATTTATCCTGCGATACCTTGCCAACTTTCTCCATCGAGTGATGTTGCGGGATCCCCCAGTTTTCCAGGTAGCCTATATCACCACCCGCATCATTGAACCGGCGGCGCAATAGTTCTGTTACTTCACCCCAGGCTTTTGCGCCCTTACTGGCTTTGGCATTCCCGGTCTTTTGCCCACGAATCTCAAAAATGAGGTCACGTACTCCAGTCTCATCCTCGAATAAACCAAAGAAGCGCGGATCCACCGCCTCGAAAGCCTCCTGCAACTGGCTAAGAGCATAATCGCGGGTTGCTTTTGAGCGTGACTCTACTGACAGGAAATTAGATTTTCCGTCTGCACTGAATGCAATCGTGCGATTGAGAGCGCCTAATTTCCCATCCGCTCCCTGATAGCTATTGATAAACTTATCCAGCCGCTGACGTGCCGCTATGGTCAGCGCAACGCGGCGCTTCTTAAGCGCCGCCTCCTGCTGTAATTCATCTGCAGCCAACTGCCCGGCGCGACGTAATCGCTCTGCATCAGTCAATTGACGCCATGACGCAGGATCATCACGCGCCAGCGACCTCATGTTCCGGTATATACGGTCCTCAATATTCTGAATTTCCCTGGCTGTAAGGGTTCGCTGCGCCGCCTGCTGTACCGCCTGAATACATTCCTGTCTCATTCAACTACCCTCTCAAGAAACATGCTACGGCGACATCAAAAAGACTGGAGTCCTGAATTGCCTGTTCGTGTTCTCTGCTGGCCTCATCAAGGACCTCGCGCGCGCTACGAGGCTGGGGATTGCCATCTTCATCAAGAATAGTAATCATCATGTCGGGAGACGTGATCAGCGATTCCTCAGCAGCTTTCACATCAATGTCGCCCGTTTCACTTTCGCTCTGTGTGCGCTGTCGGTTGATGTCACGAATATGAGTAGCGGTATCGAGTGGCGCAGCTTCATCAGCGCTACGCACTTCAGCTGTTTTGTAATATGAGAGCGCCTGCGCATTAAGATCGCTTTCTGCCTGCCGTCTGCGAGAAAGTTCGGCGCGCGCCTCATAGAATTTCCCGCCAGGTTCATGGGGTGCCAGACTATTACGCGAGAACTCAAGACGCCCCTGTGCCTCTGTAATTCGCCGATCAAGTTCCCGTAGACGGGATTGCTTGTCTGCTCTCGCCCGGGCTAGTGCTTTGCCATTGCCTACTGGTTCCTCGGATAGGATCTGATTGCGTTGGTCAGTCAGGTTATCAATAATGCGCTGACTGTTAACAATCTCTGACTGGTAAACTTGGCGTTCTCCACGAGGTAACAACTGCGCTGCCTGTTCTTCAAGGAGGCGCGTATCTGCCAAGCGGGCTACAGTTCCCTCTTCCACATTGAAAAGCATCTCATCCAGCGACTGCGCAATCAGGCTACGGCGTCCGGGTATTTCACTAAATGCTGCTGAGTCGACAATGTTGGCCACATCAACAGGATTCCCCTCGCTAACGTTACGCATAGCCTGCTGCAAAGCTGCAGCATGCGCATCTCGTGAAAGAACATTGATCGGCACTCCGGGGGCAATATCAATTTCTGCATGATGTGCTGCATTGGCCGTCAGCGCCGCATCGACATCTGACGGAGCAAACTCTGGAGACCTAACATTCTCGCCGCGGGAGTTGATAAAACGACCAAGACCGCCGAACGCAACACCCAGAACAGCATCAATCGCCATCGCTTGTCTGTCAAAAACGTCATATTGAGCTGCCATGGCGTCATAACCATTTTTACGCAAAGTTGCAGCGGTCAGCCCTCGCTGAGCCATGCCAAAGGCAAGGTTTGTTCCTGCTGCATAGGCGATATCTGGAGCTGCCCTGGTTATTGCTGCTCCAGCGTTGAGGAAAGCACTCTCACCGGTTTTCGAAACTTGTGTGCCAATACTATCAGCCAATACCCCGCCACCCCGTAAACCGATGCTCATCGGGATTAGTGTTCCAGCACCCGCGGTAATGCCATGCACCAGAGCCACGTCCTGGGCGGTTGAGTAGTCAACGCCTTCAGAGCGAAGTTGCTCAAACTCTGAAAAACCCTGAAGAGAAGCAACCGCAGCTGCACCGACCAAAGGCCCGCCAATTGCAGTCCCCGCCACGGCCTGTCCACCCATATCAAAAAGGCCAAAAAGCACTTGTCCTGCCGTTCCTGTAGTTCCGGCGTTGGGAGTCAGGCGCTTAACCTGTTGCGTAGCCAATTGCCTCTGCTCTGCAATGTATCCTTCAGAAGTGTCCTGTATAGGCGTATTTTCATTCACAAAACGGGCTAAAGGAGATACTACTTTATCCACACCAGCCCAAAGAAGCTGATCAGGTTTAGCTACAAGGCCAGAATATAAACCTGACAAACCGGCTCCTATAGCATTGTCGAAAAAGCCTACGTCACTTCTCAATCCGATAGGGTTAGAAGCTGCCGTTTCTAATTGCTGGTTCTGGTTCGATTGATTTAACCCGAAATAACTCATTGCGGTACGCCTTCAATAAAGCGCTGACGCTGTTGCATCAGATCCAGTATGACGGGAGATCCATCAGATTTAAGCAGATACCCGGCACCAAGCTTAACCAGGTACTGGCTATCACCATAACTCTGTAAACCATATTGACCAGGAGGTGCTTTAATTCCTGAATCGATCACCTGCGTCTGCCAGGCATTATTAACTTCATTATCAAATTGCTTTGTCGACATTCCCCATGGAAGAAGAACATTTCCCATCCCGTTATAGTCGTACACCCCGCCAGTTGACACATTAATGGCTTGCCTCCATGCATCATTATCCAGAACGCCTGAATAATCCCCCTTCTGAGTCATTAACCCGGCGTAATAGTCTTTTGCCACTTCATATGCCATTGATGCCCCCTGAGCGTCACCAGCAAACGCATCCTGCACGTAGTTTGAGAACTCAAGCCGCATGTCGTTTTCCTTGGGCATGGACATTCCCTTTGCATCCTTCCCCCCTTTTCTGGCGACGGAGCCCGTTAGAATTGTTTTCGAAGCCTGCAATGGTGAAACGGTTATATCTGGATTAATCCAGTTTTCCTGGGCAATCAATGCCGATGGTTTATCCATCAGCAGTCCAGCAACTGCTGCAGATGGCGCATTTGGCGCTATTTGCTTAAGTGTGGCCATGTATGGTGCTCCACCGCCGGTACCCTTATAAATGGCATCCAAAAGTTTTGATTGATTATCTGGTGTTGACTGTAACAGGGCCTGAGATAAAGCATCTGCCTGAGCTTTGGGGATCACGGCTTCACTCTTAATTCCGAGCCGTTTCTTTTGGATAATGACATTTTTTACATAGTCGCCCATTAGATCAGGGTTATCGGTATAGGCCGAGAATGCCTTTTGGGTCGTCTCATCATTCTGAACTAGCCAACCGCCTGGATCTCCTTCACGAGCATTAATGATGCGTTGATAGTTCTGTAGGGCCTGAGCATATTGCTGGCTCTTAAACTGGAAATCAGCTGCGTTTTCGGTAGGTTTAAGCGCCTGAACAGAAACAAGACCATCTGTAGCAGAATTCTGCATTACAAAGTTATTTATCGGCTGAAGTGCCAGCGTATCTTTGTAGCGATTCCATTGCTGATATAACTGCTCACGTTCTCCCGGCGTCGCGGAAGAAGGAATCGAACGAATAAACTCAGCCTCGGTCACAGGGCTCTCAATATTGAGTCCTGATTGCGCGCGAGCTGCATCATCAGTTATGCGTTGCTGGATATTGACGCGATATGCAGAGTTAATCTGATCCTGAATCTGTACCGTGCGAGATGCTATTTGTGCCTGCTGCTGCCCATCAAGATTATTGAACTCCTGCGAGTCGATAACAGAACGGACATTCCCCATTCGCTGGGCGTTGGCCGAAACGGAATAAACATAATTACGCGTTTCGTTTAAGGGTATGGATGCAGCAAATTGTTCGTTGCTTACCTGGCCTGTGCGCGGGTCGCCAACTTTCTCTAGCCATCCATCGACCTGGCCTGGTCCCGCGTTGTAGGCGGCGAGAGCAAGGATCTGATTGCCGTTATAACGCTTGAGCATTGCGCTTAGATAATCCCCTGCGAAACGGCGGTTCTCCTGTTCACTGTCATCCTGAAGAGGCTTTACACCAAATCCCGGATCTTTGCCGGTGAGCGGCATTATTTGCCCCGCCCCTTGGGCTCCTTTGGGTGACGTTACCAGGCTACCATCAGCATTTCGATGTCGATTACCGCTTTCCTGTTGGAAAACCGCCTGCAAAAGCGTCTCCTGCGGCACAGCTAAAACATTCATGCCAGCATCACCAGTGTACATTTGCAACTGTTGCTGGCTCAGCCGGGTGTTCAATGACTCATAGGAAGCATCCTTTATCATTGCCTGGCGCTGATCTGGTGGGAGGAAAGACACAATGCCGGTCGGATTCTGTAATGCGGAAAGACGCTGCTCTGGCTGCATCATTTTCAGGGAGCCTGTAGCCGCATCAGTGATCCAGCGCTGCCCAAGTTGCTGAGCCTGAGTCTGGTCTATATACCCCTTACTGGCTGCTCCCTGAATCATATTGTTCGTGGCATCAAGAATTTGCTGACGGGTTGCCGGGTCGGTCGATGTCAGATAAGTAGACCGGCTGGTCTCCAGCGACTGATTAAGCCCGGCAATGCTGGCGTCTTTCTCCTTACTCCACGCCAGAGATCGGATTTGCTCACCGCCGCGGATGTTCTGCTGGTTTACCCAGTTATCAAACTCCTGACGCATGCGGCCGCTAGTTATGCCTGATGCTGAACTTTCCGTAACCTTCTGCATCTGCTGGCCATAACGATCCTGCATGGTTGCATAGTCGTTATCTTTCTCAAAGGCAGCATGCGCTTCCGCCTGGCCCTGCAGCCAGGCCGTTTGCGCTTTACCGAAGTCAAGGCGCTGTTGATCTTCGTATTCCTGTGTAAGCGCGCCGGCGACTACCTGCCCGAGCTGCGCAGTTGCGTGAGACGGAGCTGAAAGCACGCTTGTATCGACAGAAGTAACGCCGGTTGACGGACGTAGGGCAACACTGCCCAGATCGCGAGCTGTTGGTAAGCGAGGCATATTGTTTCTCGTTATTTGTACATGCTATACAAAGACGCTCCTCCCTGAAGGATGGAGGTCAACCCACCAAGCCCACCGGCCGACTTTGCGGCCTTGGCCTGTGCCTTAAGAACATTGGCCTGGTTGCGCATCTGATTTGATTGCTGAGTGCCATTCCACAGCGTCGTCAGGTTATTCAGCTCGCCCTGTTGCGCTATGTCTGCACGGTTGTTGATGGCTGAAACACTGTTAGCGCTTGCTCCGGATGCTGCGGCATTGGCCAGTGAGGTTGATTCCGCCTGGCGCGCCTGAGTGGTTTGCTCTCTGGCCTGCTGTTGGTAGGCGGCATCAACGTTGTTCGCCTGCTGCCTGAGCTGCTTAGCCTGCTGGTTATAGACGCTTGCCGTCTGATTACCTGACGTCGCCGAAGATGATGCGTTAAGCAGCGAGCTGCCCATTTGGGCGTAACCTGCCCAGTTTTGCATTGTACCCATGATTCCAGACCCCGTTCCTGATGCGGCTGTTGTTCCAGTTGTTCCGGTAACGCCGGTAGTCCCCGCCTGAGTTACCGGCGTGCCAACCGCAGAAGAAATTGGAGCAGCAGTTGAACCTGAAGCCCCACCCATAAGCGCTGAACCGCCAAATATGCTGCCAACGATTGCAGCCGCAGTTTCTCCGGGATGGTCACCAACCCAACCGCGTATCCCAAAGGAGTTAAGCGTTTTTGAGTTCGCGCGCTCCTGATTACCAGGGATATGCTTGAGGTCTTTCCAGGCACCACTAAAATCGCCTTTACCTACATCCTTCAGTACATTCATCGGAGACTTTATCGAGTCCCACGCCCCTGCCCACATGGCTGAAGCCTGCTTTGACATGACTCACTCCTCCAAAAACCTTGATATTTTCCGATAATCCACTGTCGATAAATCCGCAATATTCCAGAAAACGGGGAGCGCTCTTCCATTCCTCATCAACCACCGCATAGACCGGCTGGCTGTATGTTGAGATAATCTCTTTGATGGCTTTGCAGGCAGCCCTGACCATAGACACTGGATACTTCGTCGCTTCATCCTTCATTTCCATGAAAGCTACCAGCTGATTATCCCGGCGCATTACCCCTCCAAAGGCCAACACTTCGCCGTTAACTTCAAGCGCGATGGCTCGCATAGTACCGGGCACTTTTTCATACCAGCCGGAAAGGTCATCTCTGGTTGCGTATCGGATGTTATTTGTCATGCGTTGTCAGGCTCACTATTGCTGCCAGAACGGTAACCGGACGTGGAGCTGCGGCGACCAGACAGATACGGGAATCAGTATCCCAGGCCCCATCAAACTCAAATGAATCCCGGTCATACGATTCCCACACAGTATTGCTGGCCGTGGGGTTGGCAAACTCCTCACTCGGCAAATCGTCCTGAATGTCGAAGTCGGGCCCGTAGGTCATCCCGCGGTAGTGAGTGTTGCGCATGATTAACGCAAGATGGTCCACGCGTTTACGCTGCGCCAGTGCAGTTCCCATCCCGGCGGCATAGGCAAGCTTTGAGCTTTTGTACTTAGCGGTATAACCCAACCCCGCGATAACGTTGCTGTATGATGCCCCCAGCGATATAGCGCCACCGCTTACCGCTCTCGAGCCAATATCTTTGCCGTCGGCCCATACCACTACAGCCTTGCCCTCGATGTGATTAAGTCCGGAAAGAGTGTCGCTGGCGCTGCCGGTTCTGAAGATGAAGGAATCAGCCTGTTTATTCAGGCTCCCGCCAATACATTCGGATTCTTTAGCCCACCGCTCCAGGCACCGAATACCGTTCCTGTTAACGACATAATAAACCCGGTCCTCTTCGTCGCCCGGCAATGTGACAACATCCTCAACGGTGCCAGCGGTTTCCACAACAACCCACGCTTTGAGGTCTTCAGCCGGGTCGCGGACAAGGACGGCGACAGTGCCGTTTTCCCGCACACAGTGGATGCGATCATCAGGAAGGCGTTGCGCCGCGATACGAACAATGGGGGAGTTGCCGCATTCCGGCCACAGGTCGGTAAGGTCTGTACTGGCGTAGTCGTAGTAATCACTGGTGTAGTTGAGTTCATACACCCGGCGTCCGCTGCGGTGGATAAAGATACCGCGATTATCCAGGACTACAGCACCGGCATGCGTACTGCCCCGCGTTGAAGGATATTTGATATGGAAGTTATCAGGCGTCACCACTTCACCATAAGAGGACGACTGAATTGATGCCTCGCTGCCCTGAGTGCCAGCAATTAAGCGGAGCAGCGGCAGCAGCCAGTTAACTTTATCGACGGGACCCGAACCGATACTGTAATTAATCGCGCTCGCATCGCCAGCGACTTTATCTTCGGAATTATTACCGTCATCAAATGAATCATAGGCATCAGAGTAACTGCCATAGATACGGTCACCACCAGCCCACCACAAACGCCCCTCGAAGATGGCCACCGCGCCGGGGAATCCGTTTTTCTCAGAGAAGGCCCCTTCATACCAGTCAGCAGTCGCGGATGTTCCGCCCAGGTCAGATAGGACAATCCCGGTTGCCGATGTCCTGGAATTAACAGCAGTTATCCGCACGGTTCCCGTCAGGCTTCCGCCGGAGTACTCAAGCGAGACCTGCACGGAGCCGGAACTGGTTTCCCAGTCACCAGCTGCGACACCGATCCGATAGTAGATAGTGTTATTGTCCAGCCCATCGTCGTAGGTTTCTGACGTTTCCCCAGTCCACGTTTTAACATCAGTCCAGGCACCCGGCTCACTTACAGAACGTTGAAGCGTCACGGTTCCGGACCACGGCGTAGCAGGATCGACGTTAGCAATGCTGACAGTAAACTTGCGCGAGTCATCTATCCCGGTCACCTTCACATACCCGGTAAACTGGGACTCACCGTTGATTGCCGACGATACAGTTTGCCCGCTTGAGGTCAAACGGAATAGCGCGCCAACATGCCCGGAACGAAACAGGCTGGCGGATGCCGTAAGGGTAATTAACCCCGTCCTGCCACCGGGCGTGAGCGTCGTGGGGGAAACATTCATCACATTGTACGGACCATCGTTTGAATAATACTTAACGACAGACCACGAGCCGTTATCACGCCGCTCAATGCGCCGTTGCTGTATATCACTGCATGCAACAAACAACACATCGGCGCTTTGCGCTACCTGTACAGAGTCAAGATCGCTCTCCGCCCATGGAGTATTCAGCTCAAGGACGCCGCCACTTTCAACCGCTACAGACTTAACTATCACAGGAAACGTCGCAGCACTTTCAAACTGAATATAAAAATCACCTGCCGGGGTAAAAGACAGAGAACTGACGCCCTCCTGCAGCGTGGTTTCCGCTATGTAATCATCCTCACCCTGGCTTGAGCCAATCATTACCGTTACCGGCCCTCGCGCAACCGTAATCCGTACCGCATGCTGGACGCCCTGATCGGCACTGGCAACATTTACCTGCTGCCAGCGAATTGCAGATGTTGAGCTGTTGCCAGTCAGTTGCATGCCCGCACTCGTCCACTCAGAGGTGGAGTCGGACTCATCAGCGTCCGTCCATCCGGTAAGGTCGGATTCAAAACCACCATTCGCAATAGCTGAAGAAACAGCGCTGCGGGAAATCAGAACATCATCAACCCACACGCGCATTTTGCCATCAGTCAGTTCAATCAGAGCGGTATTGTTGGTAGCAAATATAAACGGAATATACCGGGCTCGTTTATTACTGCGTGTCTGTCCGATGTAGCCCAGTCCTGGCCGGAGCATCATGGAGCCCAGCAGCCGTGGCATCCAGTTAGTCTGGACCTCCGCCGACAGCGCCAACCGCTCAATGTCGGTGCGGGCCAGCGCCAGAGGCGAGATGATCCCACGGTTAAAAGCGAGAAGCGGAACGTTATTACGTGGCATGGTTTGTCCTATCGGGAAAACCGGCTTCGCTGCCCCCTGCGGGAGGTAACAAATGCGCCGGCAGGAACGCGCTTAGTCGGATCTTGCAGGGCATCCTTAGTGAGAGCATCGCGTTTTCTGGTTTTATACTCGTACTCAATAGTCTGAGCATCGGAGCCATTTTTCAGGCGAGGTGAAACGAGTTTCGCCAGATGCGCCGCAATAAACATGCGGTACGTTTCCGGCCAGGCTGAACCGTTATTGCCGTAGAACTCACTATCAGAAACGTAGCGAATATAGATCTCGTCGTAGTTACAAAACCAGAATGCCGCCTCGTCTGTATAGTCGAGTATGGTGTTATTGAAATAAGGGTCAGAAGCAACAGAGCATGTCCTGATCCAGTCATCAGGTTTATCAAATGCTCTGGTGTAACCAAACGGCGGCTCTACTGACGGGGAGTAATCCAGGCGCTCAGCCCTTACAGCAAAATTCCACTGGCCCTGCTCCAGGCAAAACCTTAACGCGCCTTCCCAGACGATATCGAGGAGGCGGCGAGGCTCCCGGTTTTCTTCCAGTGAAAATAACACCCGCTCACCCGACAGGATCAGCGCATCATTGTAGATTGCCAGCCGGATGTTCGGGTCAACGGACATCATCACACCTCTTTAATCAGCAATTCCATTCTGGATAAAGCTTCTTCTTTGGTCTGGATATTTCCTTCCATTACTTCTCCGTCTTCCTTACGGATTACAGACCACTTAGCCTGTCCGCGAAACTTCACAAAGTACGGCTTTCCGTCTTCTTTAGTTTCGGGCTCAACCTCGCCGAACTGCTGATGAATGAAGAATTCAACTTTTGCTGCGAGTTGCTTCACTGATGTCACAACACCTTCGGCGTACCAGGTGCGATCGACTGCGAAGACTTCAATTTTGTCGCCAGCCTTTAGCTGGTAAGCGATATGCGCCCAGGCGGCTGGTTGTCTGAACAGGTCAATATTCTGTCCTTCTTCGGCAACAATGCGAAACGTATTGCGGGCATGCTCGGCAAGTTTTAGCCGGGAAGGGATAATATGGTGAGCCATTCTTACCTCACAGAAAGAAAAGCCCTCATCGCGAGGGCTGAAGTGTTATTAGGCCGATGCGGTGGCAGTCGCCAGTTTCAGCGTTGCACCAGATGCTGTTACCGCCGATACAAATGCGGAATAAGACATCGGTAATGTGGTGTTATAAACCACAACTGCATCGCCAACTTTCATGCCAAGAGCTTTGCCGTTGGTGATGTAGTTGGCTGCCGTAACGGCTGCAATAAGGTCAGATGAAGAGTAAGACCAGGCAGCGCCACCGCCGCCGATGCGATCCTGAAGTAAAGCCGGTGGGTTGGTTGTTGCGTAAGCCATTTATTCCCCCTTATGCATCAGCAACCATTGAAGAACCGTCATGATTCAGCACCACAACGCCATTTGGCTGGAGTAGCGAACCGCCCATGAACATGGAAGTACGCGCCCAGTAGTAATCGTCTTCTTCGTTATAACCGGCTTTTACGTCCATATCCCCGCTGTTGACAGCGTGGCCAATGGAGTTGCGGTGGTAGACGAAAAGGTGTTCGTTCGCAGTGCCAACGCCAGGAACTCGCGAATGCACTACCCAGTTAACACCAGCCCAGCGCAGCATTTTGCGAACAGGGCCGTTAAATGGCTTCACATCCACGTAATCGGCGCTGGTGAACTGGTTGTTCTGGTAAAGGAAAGCGCGAAATGCCGGAGACATAACACCGAACATGTTACTTTCTTCTTCGACATCCACATCGTTATTGCCGAGCACCGCGATCGCTTTGGTTACTGCAACCATGCGTGAATCAGCTGCGGAACCAGTCACGTTAATGGTCTGGGTCGCAGTGTTCAGGTTCGCCAGAATGACGTCGTCAATCTTGCGGTTCATCACCTTAATGGTACCCTGCTGCATGATGCGGCGGCCGTCGCCCTGAGAGCCAAAAATATTGAATCGGGTGCGGCGGGGTTTATCGTGCCATTCGGTCAGAATTGCAGGTTTCTGCGTCAGGTTGTCAGCACGTGCAGGGATCATCCCGTTAACGCCACGGGTAACTGCTTCCGCGCCACCGGTATCAGCAACAAGGAATGTTGCTTCGTTACCTTTAACCACGGATTCGGTTACAACCGTGCTGCGCAGCATGGACTGGCCGAACTCGAAACCGGCGATGAACTCCTGCCGGTACTGTTTTTGAAAAGCGGTATCAGACATAAATTGTCTCCATCGGATTGTTTTATTGCCGCTCCGACGAGGTATCCATTCCGGCAGACAATAGCGGGGTGTCCTCTGTTAAGAGGGGCCGGTTATCTGTGAAAGGGGTCGTGCTGCGCGGTTACTACTGGAAGGGATTAGCCCAGGCGTTCCTGAGCTTCGTAAAGTTGACGCAGGCGGGTCTGAGATGCTTCATCTTTGAACCAACCCTCATAATCGTCACGCATGCGTTTTTCGAGAGTTGCAATTTCGTCTGTGATCGCCTGTGGATTGCTGGCACCCGGAACCACTGTTGCCACCGGGTTTACCGCGCGGGCGACATCAACCAGCCATTTCGCCACGTCAGGATTATTGAAAATGCTGACTCCGTCTCCGGTCTGTGCGCCAAGGAACAAATCCTTCGCATCCTTCGACAGACCATCCAGCATGCCGTTAATCAGGTTGATATTTCGGCGGTATTCCGGCCCCCACTCCTGGCGCAATGCATCTTCCGTCTTCTGTTGGGCTTCAACATTGCGCTCATAGCGGGCCTGCATCTCCTGCTCGACCATCTGCTGGTTCCACTCAATGGCGGCCTGCACATGTTCTTTTGAAACGTTCTTGCCGTGCATCGCTTCGAGGAAGGACGATACGCGCTCTTTATCTTCATCACCCAGCACAATGCCTGACGGCAAATCAGCCAGGTAATCATCGGCGTTTTCTGGCACACCGTTATCTTTTCGCCATTGAGTCAGCTCTTCATCGGTCGGATTTTCCGGCAGCTTAGCAGCGCGGAATTCACCAGAGCTCATCTTGGATTGCAGTTCACGGTGAGCTTTCGCCAGCGCTTCAGGTGAAGCATAGCGTTCCAGCTGCTTACGATATTTCGCATCATCACCAGCAAGCTGATCGCGCCAGTTATCAGGAAATTTTTGTGGTACCGCTGGCGGCGGTGGATCATCCGTATTTAGCAGATTAGGGTTGGGGTTAGGCTTACCCTGTTCGCCTTGCTGACCACTTTCAGGCGGTTCCTCCCCCTCCGGACTACCACCAGCGGTAGCGCCGGGGTCACCGTTTCCATCATCTGGGGCGTAGTATTTTAAGAACATGTTGCGGAATAGCATTGGAATTCCTCAATAAAAAACCCGCGCGAGGCGGGCTATTTTTGTTTTCGTTTGGCCTTCGCCTCTTCAACTTCCTTCGACGAAAGATTATTCATCTTCACCACTTGAGCCCCGACGAATCGCTTACCCTCAGCGAATGCCGTGTCGCGATCGCTATCTGGCCTGTAACTCAGGTCGTAATACCCGGTCAGATTCATAAGCTCATGCAGAATTAACTTTTGTTGCTCTGGCGTGGCCTCGCCTTTGTTTAGCGCCTTTATCGCGTAAACGAAGGGGATGTTGTCACCCCACGGATACGGCAAATAAGGTTCAGGAGCTTTTATGCTCATGCGGCTGCCTCCCTGAAGGACTGAGCGGCATCAGCCACGTTTTGCAGCGTTTCCGCCCCCTGAGATACCTGCTGCATTTCCGCTGCGCTTTGCTGCTGCTGAGCACGCTGCTGAAGCAGCTGGTTGGCATCGTCTTCACTGCGCAGCCACTTGGCCGGTACACCTGAACCATCCATTGCGTCCCTAAACGCTGTACGAATATCAACATCAGCATCGACAGAAGGATCAATGTTTCTCGCAATCCCAAGCATCTCGGCGGTTACCTGCAGTTTGCCTTGCTTCTCCTGCCCGATAGCAGACTGGAGCGGGCTCTCGAAGGAGAACTGCACATCCTGCCCCTGAAGGGATTCAGGTATATCATAGCGGGAACCGAACGCACCGGATTGCATCAGCAGGTTAAACGTCATATCGCAGAGCTCGCCGTTGTACTCCTGCTCTACCGGAGAGAACAGCGGCAGCGCCTGACGAATGTACTCTTGCACCCGCTGGCTGACCTCATACGCCGTCATGCCAGACATCTGCGGCAATGTCAGGGTGTTGAGATAAAACGCCTGATGAATCATTGCCTGGACATCATTGCGGATGTTCATGCCGGCAGGGAGTTGCGTTGACTTCGTAAACTCGCCGATAACTTGCCTGATGTCCTGATCCGCCTCAAGGTCTGCCCAGGTGATACCACCTGCCATCAGGTTAAAGTCATCGCGGAATACGGACTTATTCGCCACCAGCGGCGGGTCAACGGCTTTTTCGCCAGCTTCGAGAAGGACACGAGTGATTGACTGAATCAGGCGCGCATCCGGCAAAGCCACGATAGTGGCCGGAGAGTAAGCATACTGAGAACCAGATACTGTTTGCCATCGAGGGATACAGTAAATCCGGTTCATTACCGGCGTTTCTTCCATCACATGCTGATTATCAACATCAATATAAACCGACGTGTACGGCGCACGGCTTTTCCCCATCTCGTATTGTTCAGACGGAACAACAATATGTCGGCAATTGACCTCTTTGTACGGGTCTTTCTCCAGATGATTTTTGACCTGCTGACTGATTTTATTGCCGAAAAGCTGCTTCAACTGGGTCGCTGTAGGCTTCCACTTCCGGTGAATGGTGTCGATCTCGCCGTCCGCGTTTTCTGCCCACGCCACGTCCCGGAGATGCCAGCAGCGATACAGCAGGCCATTAGCATGTCTGTTAAGTTCAACGCTGATCGCGCACTGGCCGAATGCTGAGAAGTCGTGATCGCCCTCTTTGGTAGCTCTGACCAGTTGAGTTCCTCTCGCATACATTGCCCGATACTGAACATCTCTGGCCCATTGCAGCCAGACTTTTGCCTGGTGGTCGGGTTCACTGCCCTGAATATTCAGATTGAACCACTTATCACGCCTCAGCATTGAGCCAAAGGAATCTCCCAGGTCACGGCGCGCCAGCACGGGGTAGCTTGTCATCAGATGATCTGCGAACTCATTACCCAGCGAACGGCAGATGGTGAAGTCAGCGCGCTCAGGATAAAAGTTATCGGCGATTTCCTGCCAGAGCGACAGCAGAGAGGATTTCTTGCTGAACAAGTGATCGCCGTTCTTTATCAGTTGCTGTGCTCTGCTGTCCATCATCCACCCAGTTTGTTATTGCTGCTGCCGGTGAGAATTGTGCTACTTCGCCCGCTGCGCTGCTGACTCTGAATCATGCTGCGACGGCGCGCAGCCTTCACGGCATCGGTATCTTCAGTCGGCGCCGCTGTCTGGTCTTCAGTTTCAACCGTTACGCCGCCGCTTTTCGTTCCTAAAATACTACCGACAACACTACCGATAGCGTCTGTTGCTTTACTCATTTATCGTCTCCTTTTCTGATTGGAGTGTCCGAGATTAACTTTCGGCGGCGCATTCCGCGCCCGGTAGCCGCCGCGAACATTCGCCTGCCTTTCACCATCAAACCAACTCATGACAACGGCATCGCCCCGGTCAGGAGAGCGCCCAAGGCGCTTAACGAGATTTTCTTTCGACTCAAGATGAATCACGCCGCCGCCATTCCCGCCACGCTTAACCTCATAGGTTGGTGCGGTAAGGTCAGAGAGTAATGTTGGATCGTTTGGGAGGCAGATTGTTGAGCCGCCTGGCTGGTCAGGATTCAATGCCTCACGTAGTTTCCAGTAAGCCTCGGTTCTAATATTTCTGAACTTCAGCAGGCCATCATGTGTACGTCTGACGGAATCCTTGATCCCCATGTACGAAACAGCATCAACACCGTTTTCACGTAAGTGTGCATAGGCGTCACCACCCCAGCCGCCGCCAATATCAACAATACATTTGGCGCCATCACGGCGCTTGGAGATAACCAGACCAGCTACATCAGTTCCTCCGGGAGTATCTTTCCCCGGAACTGTGAGCAATTCAGCAAACCAGCCGTCATGGCGGGGAGATATCACCGTGTTATCAGAACCACCCTGCGCAACGTCCACGCCAATGGCACACATTGGAACGCCAGCTGGAGGCTGAGGCGTCCAACGTGACATTGCAGCCTGCACCCAGGCAGTAGGAATACACTGGTTAGGTTCATCCTGAAGCGATGCCCGGAACTGCCCATCGCGGTATGCATCCCGTAATTCTTTTGGAAGGTTGTTAAGGATACGGGCATATTCGCCATCAGCAGCCAGATCGGGATTGTCGCTTAACTTTGCCGGGATGAATGTTCTCGACTTAGCCTCAACCATGAAACCACCGATCAAGTGCGGCCCCCGGCCTTCAACCTCCATTTCTTCGCCGACTTCATTTCGAAGATACCAGCGAAGTTCGCCGGGTTTCGCGGGGTTAGGGTGCGATGGATCAAGCCATGCCCCCCACCGCCGAATAACCCATAGCCCTGTAGCGCTGGTCGGTGGGTTACCAGTAGCCACAACGCGGCATTTTTGCCCCGGAGTCGTGGAACGGTTCCAGATCGTGATGAACTCGTACTGAGTTTCGAGGAAGTCAGTCACCTCATCGAAACAAATTAAATCGTGAGGATCACCTTTATAGCGCTGCTTGTCCTCTTCCTGCTCACAGCCGCCGTACTGGATTAGCTGTTTGCCATTCCTCCAGACCAGATCCGAACCATTCCACCCATCACGACCGCCGTCGAACAACTTACCGATAAGTTCAGACTCGGCCAGTTTCTTGGCATCTTCGCGGATACGTCGCAAGATGAGTGATCGCTCGTGGCTTGTGACAGCCAGGCCGTTTATCAACGCAGATTTACCACCGCCCGCCTGTCCGCCGTAAAACAGTTCATCGGCATCACAGTAATAAGCGTCAGTCTGAGGGCCTGGATTCGGCACCCAGAGCATATCTTTTGTCGCGGCCATTACATCATGCTCAACAGCCTTCAATTCTTCAGGGGAAAGAGACTTCAGGCGTTCGAGAACTTCATCAAAAGAAATCCCGCTCATATCATTTCATCGCTTTAGTCAGGGCAAACGCCAGGCGACGCGCAAGCACGTTGAGATCGACAACCTCCCCCTCTTTTTTCTCAGGAGGTTCAAGTTGTTTGCGGATTTTGTCTACTTCCAGTTGGCGGCGCTCAATCTCAACCTGCTGGATGCGCTGCGCATTCTCCGCATCAGCCAGGCCCAGACGCTTAGCGACAGCCTCAAACATCCGTTCACGGCTGATAGAGGTTATTTCGATACCGGCCTTACCGACCTTCACGCCGGAATAAGCCAGTGCGGCCGCATCATCCAATTTTGTCGAGTCTTGATGCACTACGCGGCTCACCCCTTCGCCATTACAGCGCGGGCAATCTGGATTAGGATCGAGCGTATGGTTATAGCCATAACCGCCAGCATCAACAGGCTCGCGACGTTTGCGCTCAAGCGCTTCGAGTCGCTTCTCTTCGTACTCCACGGCATCACGCCATTGGTACTGGTGACCAAAGCCCCAGCAGTAACGGCAGCTCCCGCGGCGATATTGAGAAAGCTGGTTGGCGTCGAACGTGGCCAGGCGCCACATCTGCTCAAGCACTTCATCAGCGCTGCCGAGTGTGCGCACAATGGATGCTTTCTGCTGCTGCGCAATGGACTGCGCAATACTAACTTTTGCTAACAGCCTTGCTCCCTGCTCATTCGCTGTCCTCTTGCTGTACCCGGCACGGATAGCGGCCTGCGTGGCGTTGTTATCCTTCAGGTATTCCGCGACAAATAAACGCTGCTGGGCAGTAAGACCGTCATCGTCCACCAGCTCTTCTGCGCACTTTTCCTTTTGCGCAGTGCGCAATTTCTTCTGCGCAGGTTTTTGCGCAGTTTGCGCAGAAGGTTTTTTAATGTATCGACGGGCGGTAGCGTAATTCAGTCCCTGCGCTTCACACCAATCCTTCGGTGATACGCCGGTTGCGGCATGATCGGACAGGAACCGTTGCTGAAGCTCGCCCCAGTCCGGTTTTGCCATGGTGTTTTCCCTGAATTCTGAACATTATCGAAGCCACTCACTTTGAATAGCTTCTGTAATGCCTATGTCATAGTTAAACGACTTGCCAGTCTTCGGCCAGAACATCAGTCTGACTAGCCAACCACGGTACAAACTTATCGTCAGCAGTCTTCATGCCGATCCAAGGAGCACCGTCGAGAGCCTCATACTCAAACGCCACTTTGTCAGCGATATCGGCAGGAACTAACTTGAGCCACATTCCTTTTCCATTCCAGCCAGCGCGGGCAACTTTCTTACCCTGCTTAAGTGCTCCAGTGGCAAGGCCAAAACTTAACCCTGATACCGGGCGATAAGCTTTTTCGAATACTTCTTTCGGACTCCAGCTAACATATCCATCAAAGCGATCGGTGTTAGGTTTTCCGCCGTCCAGATATTCAACCAGATAACCTTCATCCGCGCCGTTCTCGTCAGATGGGAGCTGCCAGCCGCGAAAATCGTTGTAGGCCAGGCGGGTCATCGGAAAAGCGTTAATCAGTTTCACGCCAATATGTTGGGTCATTGAATCACCTTCAAGATTAATAATCCCCAGCAGGGATAGTGAATGATTTATCCCTTGATGGGGTTAGCAATCTGCATCAGGCCGGGCAACTGCGCGGCATGCCCACATACAGGCTTCCTGCATTTTGGTGCGCGCGATAGACAGGCTGCGCATAGCTTCATCAATCTCCCGAGCCTGCTCAGTGCTTAACATTGCCGGACCATTACGAACAGCCAACAATTCACCTCGCTCGGTATCAAGCAAACTACAGAAGTGGCGGCTGACACCTTTAAGGCGGTTCATACGCTCAATGTCGCCCGTGGTTAATGTGCGGTAGCCCTTTACGGTGCTGCCGTCCTGCGGTTTTGCTTCACTCATTTCGTAGCCTTTTCGGTTGATTGCGGGCAGTTCGCCAGCACTGATTTGTTATGCGCCAGAATGTCGCGTTTGGTCTGCGAGTCCAGCACGTCAATATCGTGGTCGGTCAGGTAGATGATCCGCACCCAGCTGCAGGCGGTATCGATGACTTCAGGTTTTACGGGTGAATTGTTCGCGCAGCTCCCGATCAACAGCGTCATCAGGCATATGGCTAACTGTCTGCTGTACATCGCTGGCCTCTTTTATGACTTCAGCACGGCGTTCTGCCGCGGCGACGGTGGCGGCGGCGTTCTCTTCGGTACGTTGCTGAATGGCTTTAGCTTCTGCCTTGCTGGTCCCGCGCGCATGGCCTAACCCAAACGCGCCA